CAACTCATAGTTTGTTTGATTTCCTTTCACCATTTGTAGTTGCTTAACTATAACTTTAGGTGGTAAGATTGTGCCACTCATTATCAACTCAGGTGCAGGAACTTGCTCTAATACTTTACCATAAACATACTCATTATTCATTCCCTTGATAGTATTACTATGTTTAGGTGTAGCAGTAAAGAAATAGCACCTACGATTACCAGATGAAAAATGTTCAGTAGAAGGGAAAAAATGTTTCTGAACACTATTATGTGCTTCATCAAAGTATATTGTATCAACAGGAATACCAGACTCTTGTATTCTATGAAGAGAATGATATGTAGTAAAGATTAACTTATTCTTCTGCCAATTATCAACTACCCAGTTAAATATTCTACTACTTTTTGTTGTAGTATAATGTGAAGTGTCACCACTATGAACGTGCATGACTCTAACTGCTAGATCATTAAGACCTATAATCTCTAGGAAATCTTCACATAATTGTTGTGTCAATAATATGCGTGGTGCAACAACAACTATAGTTTTATTACTGCTACTAAATTGAGATATAGCATCCGTAATCATACACATAGTTTTGCCACCACCAGTAGGAACAATCAACTGCCCTCTCTGGTGCTTAAGCATTTCATTCACGACACGTTGTTGATGCTTTCGCAATTTAATCATATTAATAGTATAACATAGTATAGAACGTAAAGTCAATAACGACCACGTTGTAGACCCTCACAGAGTCCATACAGTAAGGACAGTTTAGTCGCGTCAGTTAGTATTAACCTTTTCTAATTCCAGGATCATATTGTGATATTGGTTTCTCTTTACCTTGTTTAATATCTTTAACTAATCTTCTACCTGCTCTTGTTATCTTCTGTCTCTCTGCTGCTGTATAACCAGTTGCTTTAACTGGTTTATAATTAGGAGATACAGTTTTCTTCTTCTTAGATAATAATTTAGTTGCTGCTTTTTCTAACTCTGCTTTACTCTTACCACCAGACTTACCTGCTAATCTTTCTGCTCTTGCCTTCTTTTGTGCCTCTCTTGGTGATAACTTAGCACTACCTCTTTGTTGTGTTGGTTGTTGCTGAGTACGTGATCTTGGTTTATTAGTTCCTATATCTTTACGAGGTTTATAATCTTTAACAGGTGCAGTCTTTCCTCCTCCTATTGCCTTAACTTTAGGTTTCTGTCCTTGTTGCTGTTTTGCTAAATATCCCTCTCTCTTTTTTCTTGCTGCACGAATCCTTCCACCCTCACCAGGTGCGCGAGATGCTTGACCTTCAAGGTCTTTATCGTATGCTTCAGTTATAAATTGATTAAATGTTTTCATCACTCACTCACTACAGATGCACCATTAAATGCACCATTTCTACCATCAGTATTTACTATTCTAGCATCCGCAGTTGACTTAGAAGAATATACTTTTCTATTCGCATAATCTTCATCCCATAGTGAACCACCAGTATAATATATGTCACCAATACCAGCATTAGTTGGAATACCAGGTTTTTTAATGTGATAAGGCATTGTTCTATCTTTTTAGATATTTATGTAACCTCTACATTCTGTTTAGATGATCCACCTTTTGATACTTTATCATCCTTATAAAATGACTTTACTCTATCTCTTCTCAATTTAATTAAACGATCATACTCTTTTTGTTGCTCTGGTGTATATACAAATGCTTGTTTACGATATTCTTCTCGTAGAGCATTTAGTTGTTTAATTACTTCAGAAGGTTTCATAATTGAAATGAATTGTTATTATATTGTAAGGACACTTTAATCGCTTCAGTTAATAATATTTTTGTCTAGGAGTATCAAAATCAATGAAAGGAGATTCCCACCATTGATGAGATGCCTTTCTACGTCTAGGTTTATAACCCAGTTCCTTCATAAGTTTTTGATGAAAAAGTTTATCTTCCCATGATTTACGCATATCAACCTCCATCAATATCACAACCAATCATAGCACCACCAACAACACCTAAAGGAATTGCCCACCAACGGTCTTTACCTCTTGATATTGAAGTTGCGAGTCCACCACCTAATAATCCACCAGCAAGTGTACCCTCAGAGCAATCATTAGTATCATACTCTACTGTAGTGTGTCTATGAATAGTTGTTCCTGTAGATGTTCTTCTACCATCACAAGGAACTTCAATCGTTTCATTCCATGACTTTATATAACCAGGATTATCTGCTGTGCCTGGTACATATTCTTCTCTATACTCTGACTTATAACATGTTCTACTAGCAGAATACCCTCTTTGATATTCATCAGCAACAGCAGAAACAGGTGTTAATGCGATTAACGAAGCAAGTAAAATTTTCATTTGATTTTTGTTTATAATCCTATTATATCAGAAAAGGATTCATTCACGCAACTGGTTGTGCCACTTCTCTGATTGCCTTCATACTTAGGAACAATCCATCCATATTATATTTGAGTTGATAGTTCTCAGTGGTAAGATAATATCCGTCAATATCTTTACCATTATCCGTATATCCATAAGCTTTTACTTTCTCTTCTACTCCATCTATTCTTAATTTCTTATCTCCTGTCAGATAAGATTGGTATCGTTCGTCTAAATTAAACATGGTTTTTGCTGTGAATGTGAGGGTATTCTAACATAAGATATGTATTGTATCTATAAATTTAATACTCTCTTTAGAGTTCCGCAATCATTCGTCACGTTTTTTCATGTGAGCATCCACAATGTCCTGTAAATTCTCAAACTCTTTTAAACTTTCTATATCATATAATAATTTAGATACTTGAGTGACGACCAAAGGTTTTTCATTCACCGCAGCACATTTAATTGCTGCTCTAATGTTACCTTCTGCCTCAAGTAGATGATCTAATGTTTGTTGTGATAGTGCCATGATTAATAACGTGATGGGATTTGTGTGTACTCGTAACCATATTTTTGTAATGCCTTCTCAAACTCCTCACCTTCTAGTTCACCGTTCCAGTACCTAGTCTCCTCACTTGATAATGATACACCAGGAATTGCTTCATAAGTTGATAAAGGAATCCATGCAGGTTCTTCATCCTTAAACTGAACTAATACTTCAGTTACATTCTTAGAAAGATACCTATAATACATCTTTCTTGTGTTTTTAATGTGATTGTTCATAATTACCCCTGCCAAATCATATCAGGCATAGTTTGTTGTCCAGGTCTTACTACAAATAATAATATAGCATAGCACACAAACCATATTATGTTAAATAACCATGCTTGTCTCCAGAAATACTTTCTAACTGCCATAGATCTAAGCACTTGAGGTGCTTTATCTTGCGCTCTGAAGATCTGTTCTATTATCAACGCAACAAAAAATCCTATCACTAATGGATAGAATACGAAGTTTGCGAATGACATTACTGCTATTAAGAAGGTCATTGTTCTCTTGGTTTGTGATCTTTCATACCATCATGATTACCATCACTAGGCAATTTACCAGTTTGTAAGTAGACAATAGTATCTATACACCCCAGTAGATAACTCAATCTCTCATCCAAATGCACCCACTTTTCATGTGCTTCTCTGAATGTTTCTTGTTCTTTAGTAAGTTGTTCTTTTCTTTTATTAAACCTTACTAATAACTGGTCATAGTCTTCTGTTTTCTTCATTTAGGATTACTCATAGATTGTATCATGTTAAGAACATAATCTCTAATTTCCATAAGTTCATTATAGCACTCTTGGTTGTGAGCGCAAGACCTAAGATGATTATCAGGTTTATATAACGACTCTAACATTAAACCTTTAGCACGATCCCACTTTTCATAAGCAGTTTCTTTTTCATCCAGTGATTTCTGATCCTTCATTTAATTCACATTCAGGGGTTTCTTTAAGTAGCATTTCAACTATTTCTGTTTTAGTCTCAGATGACAAGTACCTATCACCACGAACAGTATCTATTATACCCTGAACATCAGAGCATGGCAACATGGTGGCAATAAGAACAGCAAACACAGCAATATCCATTACTATACCTATTTAATCAAGTAATAACTTCCCAATCATCATCACCACCCTCACGAAGAGTAAAAGTATAACGATTGTTGATAGATTCTAAACCTACCTCACCATTCTCTCTCCATGCTACTCTACATGAATGTAACTTATACATGGAATGTTCAAAAATATCATGTGCATAATCCGAACGTGGTTTTACACAGAGAAATTCAGTTTTAACTGCAGTTTTCATAATTTATAAAAATTTTTATATTAAATTTATTTATTATAAGTATTATTTAAGAAATAATAATATCATCATGACACAAATAAGGGGAATTTACGCCGCTGGAATGTCTATTTTTGACGAAAATTTGAGCTTAAATGTTGATAAGACAATTAAACATTCCGAAAGCTTGATCGACCAGGGCTGCCACGGTGTTGCTGTTTTTGGTAGCACAGGTCAGGCACAATTAATTTCAATAAGTGAAAAAATTGATTTGTTAAATAAACTTTCAGCTAGCAAATATAAAAAAA